TCCTCACCCCGTATGTTGTCCGCAACATACACCTTTTATCTCGATGCACCTACGCTTGAGAATCCCGATGTTTTGCAACTACCCATGAGGCCTGTGCAAAGCATCACATCAATCCACAGCGACATCGATCGCCAATATGGATCGGATACGTTGATCGATGCGTCAACGTACAGCCTTGATCGGTATTTGGGGCAGGTGATCCTCAACCCCGTAACCGCAACCGATTACTTTGATCGCGGATACCGTGCAATCAAAGTGGTTTGTGAGGCGGGCTTTGCAAATAGCGCCCTACCCTCCGATCTTGAGCATGGCATTTGCGTATGGGCATCTCAATTGCACCGCAACAAGGCAACACAGGGCAAAGACAGTATCACGCAAAGAGCGGCCACAATCTCAATTAGCCCAAAAAATATGCCGCCCGAGGTCAAAGAGATCCTTGCGCCATTTCGCGAACCCCGCAAAATCTTTTGAGGCGGTGACACGATGCCAAAACAAATATCTCTTGCACAATTTCAAACACGCATGAGAAAGGCCGATCAACGAATTGTGAAAACGCTTTTCACCAAACTTCGCGCCCTCTCGCTCAAGGCTGAGGCGGAGGCAAAGCGCAACGCAACCGATTACCCTCGTGTACGCACAGGGCGTTTGAGGTCGTCAATCACGGGGCTTGTAGACACCAAAAACGCGCGCCCTCGCTTGCTCCTTGTGGCAGGTGGAAACACAAAAGGCGCGCCCGTAAATTATGCAAAGTTTGTGGAGTTTGGCACAAGGTATATACGCCCGCGTCTCTTTATGGGTCGCGCCATGCAAAAGATCGAGCGTGATCAAGTTCTTGATGAATTGCGCAACCTCCTCAACCTTGCTCTTGTGGAGAGGTAATGGCATCACGATCAAGGCAAATCATTGAGAAAATCAAGGAGCTTGTTGCGGTGGATTATACCGCAGGTGAGAGCGGGCTTGATATGCGGAGCAAGGTGCAAGTGGGTGCCATCATCGATCCCCCATATATTCCTTTTGGGTGCGTGTCTTTTGTGCAGGCCACAAGCGAGTACGGGCAATCATTAGGCCGATACCGCATCACAAACATCTTTGAGGTGTATGCCTTTGTTGGTGGTGGTGACGTGGAAGAGCGCACGATTGGCGCAATGGATCTTGTTGAGGATATGGTTGAGGCGCTTTGTGCGGATCGTCAAATCGGCCTATCTTCGATTGTTGATGATATAAAATGCGCCTTTGTTGCCGAAGATGGAGATCGATATGGGATCGAGGGTGTGGGCATCGGTTATATTGAGGTGCAAGTGTATTCACAAAGCGATACAGGGATCTAAATATGACATGGTATGACACAGGATTCAAACAACGGCAAGCGGTAGCAATTGACGCGGTTGGCACGGTTGGAGATGTAAAAGCAGCACAAGATATAACAATCGCCATTCCATCCGATTGGGATCTATTCTGAGATAACATACGATCCGATTTCTTTGACGTGATCGTCGTGGATCCTTTTGGTAACCTCCTCAACTTTTCCCGTGCGGCGGGCGCAAACTACGCAAATCGTGTGCTCACGCTTGAGGTTGATGCCTACAACACAAAAGGCCAAAGCGTTGTACAGGTGTTTGTGTATTATCAAAACCCAACGCAAAGCAGCGATCTAGCCGTGGCAACAACCATCGCAAGCGCGTTGAGTGGTCACATTGAACTATCACGCCCTACCGCGCTTACGGTATCACAACCTTTGCTCAGACCGCCAACAACCGTGCCACAAACCGCCTTTGTGAAAGCTTCCACAGATGAGATCGATGTATACTTTGCGGTTGATAATCTTTTGGGTGGAAGAGCGGCAAAATACAACGGCCGTCTTTTGTATGAGGCCATTGATTTTATCAATGTCTTCTCATTGGACTCAAGCGGCACAAACGATACAAATAGATACACTGAGGGTGAATCAAGGTTTATCGGTGGTTATGTTCGTGTGCGCACAAAAGGTGGGAGCGCAAACACCGATTATGCCCTTGTGTGTCGTATTGTTACAACGGAAACCCAACAGATCGATATAAGATGTCTAATACAGGTACGCGATCAGCTGCCATCTAGCTAATAGGAGAAATCATGGCTTTACAGTTTGGCCGCTCGGCCTTTATCAAATACGAAGAGGAAACCACATATGGAACAGCCGTAACCCCCGCCATCTCAAACAGGGTGACATCGGTATCGTTGGGCAGATCACAAGAGCGAGAGCGTACAACGCACCTCTCACAATCGGATGCCGCCTTTGCTGTGTCTACATTCGATGCCTTTGAGCAGGCAGGCGGATCGGTTGAAATGCCTTTGTTTTACAAAGGAATGGGGCAGCTCTTCAAAGCCGCCATTGGTGGCACACCTGCCACAACCGGATCGAACCCATACACGCATGTATTTGAGCCAACAACCGTGCTTCCTTCGCTAACCATAAGCTTTCAAAGAGGCACCGGATCCGTTGAGACATTTGAGGGCGCAATGGTGTCCACCATGACGATCTCATGCGAGGCAGGGGCGGAGGCAAGTGCATCTTTTGAGTTTATTGCAGAGACAGCAAGTGCACGAACCACAGCGATCACGCCCACCTTTGGCGATGGTGCGCAAGTGTTTCACCATCAAGCGGGAACATTGTCATACAACTCAAACACGTACACCGTGCGATCCTTTGAGTTTACCATTGACAACAAGCTTGAGCGCGTCAACAACCTCGGATCAAAACTCACAGGGCAACCACAGATCAGCGACGTGCGAGAAGTTATGATCACGTGCACCCTTGATCTTGCTGATAACAACCTGTACAACTCACAACTCGCAGGCGATCAAAGTGATGTATCTTTGACCTTCACCGCGGGCGCGGACTCTATGACCTTCTTGCTCAGAAATGCAAAGATTACGGGCTACAGCGACGATGTAACATCCTTTGGACGTATCGAGCGTACCGTAACGTTTCTTGGCTTGGCCGATGTGAGCGTACCAGAAACCGCCTTCAAGTTTACGATGGTAAACGACAGCGCAAACGCAACATCCAACTAAAAAAGAAAATCAACAATTTTTCAATGTAGATCGTGCATGAGTATAGCCAAAACAAAGAAAATGCCAAAAATCGCAATTTCTGATCGATTTACCTAGCAAACGCACGAAGAAACAAAACCACAACAAAAAAGAGGTGTGATGATGGATAAAAATATCCTTGAGGAGATCATTACATCCGCATCTTTTGAGGTCGAGGCTTTTGACGGCTTGATCAAAATAGAGGGGCGGATCTTGTCTCCATCCGAAGTCGAGGCCGCAGGCCTTGCAAGCGCGCTCATTGCGGGCGCAATCTTCAAAGGCAAAAGCAAAGAGCAGATCGAGCAAACGCAACGCATTGCGGAGCGTGTTGAGCGTGGCGAAATGGATAACATAGAGGAGCTGTTGCAATTGACTTCTTCCATATCTCCTGAGCAAATGGAGCGCCTTGCAGAGCGTGAGGATCGTTTGCTTATGAAGTGCGTGCGCAGATGCTCAAAAGACAACGGCAAAACATGGGAGCCTTTGCACCTCGTGAGCGTTGTTGATCAGCAAAACGCAAAGCAAAACCGCCTTTGGGTGGGTATGATAAAAAGTGAAGATCGCAAAGCCATCCTTGATCGTGCCATGAGTGGGCACAAGGAGGCGAGCGAGAAGCTCAAATCCTTTCGCACAAGATGAGGAGATCGTGCACATGTATGATATAATCGGGCGTACTTATGGCATGCTTCCAAGTGAGGTGGCGAAATTGTCATGGTCGGATCTTCTCATATGTGTGCAATGCGTGCGGGCAAGAGGAGATCGGATCAAGCGCATACTCAAAAAGGGCAAGCGCAAAAAGGATATGGTGTTCCCGAACATCTCAATCATTGACCTCGCGGATATATTATGAGCACAACCGTTGAATACATACTAGATGTAGAAACCCAAAAAGCCGAGGCTGGCCTTAAGAAAACCGAGCAACAAACAAAGCGCACAGGCAAAGAGGTGAAGAATCTTCGAAAGCAGGCGCGCGGGTTGTCGGGATCGTTTCAGGCCGTGGGCGAGGTGTCCAACCTTGTGAACCCGCAACTTGCCGGATTGGCGGATGTTGCCATTGGTGCATCGAGCGCATTTCGCGCATTGGGTCGATCACTTGCCAGTGGAAACCCGATCATCATTGGTGTAACGGCTACACTTATCACAGCTATTGCGGTGTATACAGCATACACCGCAAGCGTCAGAGCAAACGAAGAGTCCATCAAAAAACTCAATGAGACGCTTGAGAAGAACACCGCAGAGATTGAGAAGAATCAACAAGCCTTTGCAAATGCAGAAAATGCCATTTTGGATAGTGCGGGTGGTATCAATGAATTGCGTCTCAAGTATGCGGAGCTTTCGGGCGAGGTGAGCAAGAGCGAGGCGCTTGAGGCAAAGCAATTCTTTGCGGCCGAGCAAGGCGCGCAAAAACTGCGTGATGAACTTGAGAAGCAAATTAAAACAAGACAAAAAGATCTTGAGTTGGCAAGATCAAACGCAAAGGCCATCAAAGATCGCCTTACCTTTTTGGGTGATGCGGGCAATCTTATTGATCGAAATGGGAAACTTACCATTGAGGGTGCAAAAGCCTACAAACAGCAAGAGCAAACACTTTCGCAAATCGGAGGACTTGAAAGACAAATATTATCACTTCGCACTGATGGTGTAGAAAGAATACAAGCGCAAAGCGAAGAATTTGCACAACTACAAGAGAAGATCGCACGCGAAGCCAAAAGACAAAAACAAAGAGAGGAGGCCATCAAGCGCGCGAAAGAGCGTCAAACCCAATTGCAAAAACTCCTCAATGATCTCCAAACGCAAAGCGCTACACTTGCCGCAAAGGTGCGAGATAGTGAGATTGCACGCATGGCACCGTTCATGCAGATCAATGCACAGTATCAAAAAGAGATCGATAGCCTCAACGGGATTGAGGCGGGCATCATAAAGCAATTTGAAGAGGCTGAACGTGTTGCCAGATCCAAGAAGGATCAAGTGCTCCTCACAGAAATCCAACAAGCCAAAACGGAGGCGCTTGCACGTGTTGAGCAAGCGCGAGGCGATGCGGAGGCGGTCAGGGCATCGAAGTTGGGCAAGATATACGCCAAGAACACAAAGACACAGCTCAAGGGGCTTGCGAATATAGGCAAGGCTTTTGGGCAAACGCTGGCAAAACAAATACAGGCGCAAAATCAAGTAGGCAAAATCATCGATCAAGCCAACAGCGATCAGCTCACAGCGCTCGACAAAATCAATCAAGCGGAGCAAGAGCGCCTCAAGGTGTTGCAAGAGATTGCGAAGCAACAAAAGATCAACACAGATGAGGCACAAAAGGCCGTAGAAGCGCGCGCAGAAAGAGAGCGGGCGCAGGTAAGACAGCAACAAGCCGCGGGCGTTGTGGGTGGTGTTGAGACGGTTGTACGGGCAACGTTTGATCCCTCCGCTCTCATCGGTGCCCTTGGTGCACAATTTGGCGTTGTCGGATCCGCAATCGCGGGCGTTGTGGGTGCGTTGTCGGATCTCGGGCAAAAAGATCCCGAAGAGATAAAAGAGGAGTTTCGTGCAACGTTTGAGGGTATCGCAAAAGGGATAAAGGTACTTGTGCCGCTCCTTGCGGAGATGTTGCCGCCTATTCTTTTCGATGCCGCAAAAATGATTATCAACGCCTTGATACAGTTGCCCATTCTCATCGCCTCGCACCTCGCAAAGGCAATCGGCAACGTGCTCAAGGGTGTTGTTGAATTCTTCAAAAACCCAATAAAAAATATCTTTGAGGCTTTGAAGCAGGCGTTTACAAACCTTGTTGATCTCATCGTGGGCGCATTTACAAGCGTGTTTCCATCGTTTATGGGTGGCGGCCGCATGCCAAGTGCGCAAGGCGGCTTACGGTTTACGGGCGCAAATCGAGGACTTGCGATGTTACATGAAGGTGAAATGGTTGTGCCTCGAAGCGGTCAGATCTCCTCAACCGTGGCAAGAGATGCACAAGGCGCAATGCAAGCGCAAGGCGGTGGCGGGGTTACGGTTGTGATCAACAGCGCCATCACGGAAAGATCGGCCGTTGATGCCCTTGTGCGCAAAATAGAGGAGCGGTTCAGCGCCTTTGGACAATCCACAAGCCCGCTCTTTGGAGGTCGATAACATGGGCAATGCAAAATTCTTTTACTATCCACAGCCGGATGGCCGTCACCTCGTTGAGATCGATATGGGTGAGGCGCTGGGCGAGCTTCAAAGCGTATTCACACATGATGCCGTTGATGCCATTACGCAAGCGGGCGGCATATATCGATCCGTGTCACGTGGTGCGGAGTTTGTGACCATACAACGGGATCGCATGCAACTAGGTGAGGATCTTGCCGTGCAGTTTCGTGCGCTACAAAACCATCTTGATCGGGGGTTCTCGTGCATGTTTACCGCAGATCACGCAAAGGCATGGGCGGCCTCTTGTATTCCATCACCTACAGCGGGTGATTTTACGATCAATGTAGGTGATGCGGTGTTTTCCAGTATCACAGGCACGGCCGTTGGCGGATCTTCTCTTGTGCCTGTGGCGGGTGATTATGTCGCCATCGATACCGATAGCCCTCCTTTGGTGCATGAGGTGGGAGAAGTGCAAAGCGCATCGCTCACAATGGGTACAGGTGGATCCATCACGTTTCAAAATCGTGTATGTTTTGATTATGCGGGGCGCATGGCGTTTGCGCGTTACTATCGCTTTTGGCCTGTTCTCAAAAGACCACAAGAGGACATCGGCACACCCATGATCACAAACGAAGGCGGGCGCTTGTTCTCGCTTTCGGTGCGTCTTGTGGTGGATTATGAGGCCATGTTTGCGTTTTACAATGGTGAGGGCGAAACCGTACCGCTTGCGGAGGCCTCACCCGCATCGGGCGACCTGAGCAACAATGAAGGATCCTTCACGCTTGATACAGGGTATCGAGCCTTTGATCCAAGACCACAAGCCAAAGAGGTGAACATCAACACAAGCGTACTCAACGCGATACGAAGAGGGCGATCATAATGGCATGGAGCACCGATTTTGTTGCGGCCTTGAGCGCTCCATCTATCACACCGATATACATTCTTGAGGTTGTGCGGGTGCCGCAAGGTGTAGGCACACCGACCTTTATTTATTCGGATCGAGGAGATCTGCAGATCGGGCGCGGTGGTGTTGAGATACAGGGCACAAGCGTGATCCCGCAAAGGTGGTCGGTGTCTTTTGGTGGTTTCTCTTTGCAACTTGTTGGCGATATAAGGCCATACCGCAATAGCCTCATAAGAGGAGCATTGTGCGTGCTTCGTGTATCAATCGCAGGCCTTGCCGATGAGCGGATCGGTATCGGGCAAATCGATCAGGTGGAAGGCGTGCGGGGCGTGTACCGCGTATCATTCAAAGACTATTTGAGCGCATCACAAAGCCGCTTTGATACGAGAAAGGTGGGCACGCAATACCGATCACAATGGTTCTATGATACCACCACAAAAACAACCGTATCGCATACATGGAACCCATCACAAACCTCTTTGCAGGTTGTGAGCACGGATGATTTTACAAAAGCAACAGGCATCGATGGCATTGTTTATTGTGTGCCATCGGGCGGCGGCGATCCTTTCTATATGAGATGGAGTGCAAAGGATGATGCAACGGATATTTTTACGGTATCGGGGCAAGCGGATCATCCGTCAACCGCAAGCGCATCTCTTTTGCATGTGGGTGATGAGGTATTTAATGCGGCGCGTATACTTGCCGCACCTTTCTCCATCTTTGCGCAGCTCATCACATCAACGGGTACGGGCACGAATGGATCAAATGATCGATTGCCAGAAAGCTACGGAAACGGCGCACCGCTCCATCATTCCTTTTTTGATGTGGCCGATGCGCAAGCAACATCAAATTATATCGTGCCCTCAAGCGGTACTTTTTATCAATGGGATTTTGTATTTAACGAGCCTTTGAATGGAGGCCTTCGGGCGGTTATGGATATAGCCGCAAACGTTGGGCAATGGCCTGTCATGCGGCAAAACTCCTTTTCTTGGCGCGGATGTTGCGATCCAACAGGCAGGCACGGAAACAAGCCGCCCACAAGTGCGCATATTTTTGATGATGACATCATAGAGATCTCAAGCGTGCAATTCTTCGATCCCACCTTGAGTGCGCCATTT